AAGGTTCACCATGACCTTCAACTCTTGCAAAAAGAATAAGAGTATTTCCTTTGAGATCTAATGCAAGATTTCTTATGAATTTATTTCTACGTTCATGATTGATAATATACTGCACTTCTTCTTCAAAGTTTTCAAATTTATGTGCTGGGTGCTTCAATATCAATACATTGATATCCAGTTTGGCAACGTATCCCTTTGCCATTAACTCTTCGGTTCTAATAATTTTATACGATGGTCCAAACAATCCTTCAAGAACCCATTTATGAGTTTGTGTACCATCAAGTGTTCCTGTAAATCCGTAACGATACTTAGCATCACCAAGTTTTGACATTATAGATATTAATGACTTGCTTTTAAACTGGTGAGCTTCATCCCCAACAACTACATTAAAACGTTCAAAATATTTTCGAGGGAGTTTGTAAATAGACTGCCAGGTAGTGATGATCACTTGAGAATCAGTTTCTCTTTCGCGTCCCGCGTATATCTTGTGACAATATGAACCTACATCCCAACCATAGTCTGCAAAATCTTTATACATCTGCTCTACTAGGGAAGTCGTCGGAACAACTATCAGAGTATTTCGTCCGCGCTCAACGTGATATCTCACAATCGAATATATCATCAGAGACTTTCCAGAAGCAGTTGGGGATATCAACAACTTTCTATTATGCTTTAGGGCGTCGTATACACCTTCAACCTGATAATCTCTAGGTGGATATTTACTAACAGAAGTTATATAATCTTTAACACCCTCCTTTGAAATCATATTATTTGTTTCAAACGGAAGACCATAATACTTACTATCTACAAATTCGTAGGTGTATCTATGATCATCACAAAATTTTGTTACTTTATCCAATAACCCAACGTATACTTCTCCTGTTTGAGTATTGAATAAACGTATTTTTCCATCCCAATATTTACTACGGTATTGAGGCATAAACTTTGCCCCAGGTACTTCAAAAGTAAATTGGTCTGCTAACTCGTAGAAGACGTGTGGTTCTGCTTGAACCTTCAAATAAACTTCATTCTTTTTTGATATAATCAAATGAGACATAACTCATAGGTTCACCTAAAGATATTTATTACATCTCGCGAAACTTGTAGTCCAGTATCATTCTATAAAGATTATCTCTCAAAGACCACAATTGCTCTTGCTCTTCTGCTGGACGTGCAGGATATCCTTCCCACATTTCTAATCTCTTTTTTACGCACTCAAACATCAAATAAATGTCTTCTATACTAAGACCGATCACATAATCTGGGTCTTCATTACCTTGCAACCATTCATCATCTTCGGGTTCGTATCCGTAAAAACTATCCATTAATTGAAACCTGCTTGAAATTTATTCCAATCAATAGCATTTTTAATTTGAAAAGTTCTATTGGAAATTGTCTTAATAACTTCTTCAAGAAACTTGAGCATTACATCATAATAACGAATTTTAAGATCTATTGTAGTCAATTTTTCATCCGCTTCCAAATATCTCTGAATAGCGTCTTTTTCTCTAATTTTATATGGAAAGGGTTCTTCAACATACACCTCTAATGGTGCTTTACCCGTATAGTAGTTATACCTTTCCAATTTAATACGATTATACCCATCCTTTGCTTTCTCGCGAAGAAGTGTAGTTGTATTATATATTGTGTAATATTTTGAATGTAACTGTGGAATTTTTAATGACTCATTATGTAGATTATCAGGATCTATAACAGAATCTTTCTGCCACATTTCCTGAATTTTTTCAAGGTTCATAGGGAATTGCCCTTAGTATCTAAAATGTTATATACAGTATACTTGAAAGATGCCTCTGCTGTAAAGTAGTTTACATCATTTTCAGTAGCATTAAATTGTAAAGATGATAATGATACCGGAAATAAATCTTTAAATTTGACTACAGCAATATCTCTATAGTTACTGTTTAAGATATGCAGAGATCCATCACAAAAACGAAGTTTATCATCCAATTTTCCAGTTTCTGGATCTTTTATTAAGTCTGTATATTGGTTGTAATTTTCTGGCACACCCAAACCAATAATCCAATTATGGAGCACCATATAATTGGATATATTTTCATCAACTAAAAAACTAATTGTAAAATCTTCATAAGAGACTTCATCTCCAGGAATATCTAAAATTCTAAATGGAGTTCCTTGAAGTGCAGTTCCAAGTGAAATGCTTGGTACGTTGGCAGAATTTGAAAAGAAGTCAACTTTTTCTTTAGTAGATAAAGTAAACTTAAATCCAATAGGAGTTAAGTAATTTCTATTTTGGATTTGGCTATCATAAAAACTTGCCATTATCAAGCATCAATGATGAGACTATACCATTCATCACTCATACCGCTAATAATTTTATCAGCACTATCTTTATCTGCTGCATAATTTTCGTCAATAAGATGCTCAACTACTTTTTCGTAGTGCTCATGAATTTTTTTTGCTTCTCTAGGAGTTGGGTTCATTTTTCGCTCTTAGGTATGTTCTATTTATTCTTTAATAACTGTAGCATTCTTAAATCCACCATTCTTTCCATCTAAATTTACAATTAAAGTATCTGCAGATGTTTTAGATGTGTAAATTTTTCTGTTTGAAAAATTGTCAGACCATTGATCACCATCAATATGGTATACATCAACAGAAGATATTAAAGAACTTGGTTTTTTTATGTGGTAGTTCGCCATCTTTTATTTTTTTAAATATTTAGACAAAAAAAGAGGATCCCGAAGGATCCCCTGAAAAAAGAGTTGTAATCCGATGGATCACATAAGGTTCTGAACCTGGACTCTTCTGTAGTAACGGTTGGAGTTAACCTTGAGGCGACCTGCGCCTGATGTGGTTCCTTCTGCGAATGGATTAGCAACCAAACCGTAACGGGTCTTGAAGCCAATTTTAGGCTGGAAGGTGTTCTCTCCAACTGCACGAACCATCTGAAGAGGAACGTATGGGCAGTAGAATAGACCTGCGTCATAAGGTGAAGAACCCTTATAACCAACAACGTAATACTGGTTAGCAGCAACGTTTGCAGAATAAGGATCGATATAGACCTTATACTTGCCTTGGAGAATACCAGCGAAGGTATTGCCAGTGTCATCAACGTTAAGGTTAGCGTTGAGTGCTGGGGTGTAATCAAGTACACCTGCCATGGTCAGAGCGGAAGCAACGTCTGCGGAACACAGAATCATGTTGCCCTTTCCTCTACGAGTTCTTTGTGCGATTGCGTTAGCATCGCGCTCGATTTGGAAGATAAGTCCTTTGAACTTCTCAACACTCCAACGTCCGTTGGAATCAACGTCAAGGTCAAACTTACCAGCGTTAGCAACGTTTGCTTGTGCGCCAGATTCTGCTGCCTTGTAGATGGTTCTGATAACTTCGCGGTTGATCTCTGCAAGAATCTCAGTAGAGAGAATGTTTGCGAGTTCTGCTTCAGCGTTCAGACCGTGGATAGCGCGAAGATCCTGAGCAAGCTCAAGGCTGTACTCTGCCTTCAGGGCGCGTGACTTAGCAGTAACAGTAACTTTCTCGATCGAGAAAGCCATCTGGTTGAAGTGGTTGCTGCCTTCGCCAAGTCCTTCAGCGTCCTCAGTATCCATACCCTGACCAACTCTATAAGCAAGTTGGGTGGCGCTAGCATCTGGGCTAAGAAGACCTGGATTAGTACCAGACTGTGCGGTTGTACCGAAACCAACGGAAGAACCGTCAGAACCAGAAACATAACCCGAACCTTGCTCTGCTTCTGTAGCAGAAGAATCGGATCCAGAGAATCCAGTATCTGCTTCGTCGAAGAATGCTTCTGAACCAGTTTGATTCTGATAACGTGAACGCATCGCGAAGATGAGTCCAGTAGGTCCGTTCATGGGTTGAACGCCTGCAAGGTCATATGCGACCAAGTTAGGCATTGAACGACGGATAAGGCTGATCAATACGGGATCAAAACCTTGGGTAGCGCCTGATGCGCCTGCGGAGAAACCTGCGGTTGCTCCTGAAGAACCAGTTGAGTTTACGGGTGACTCAGAAAGGAATGACTGTTCCTCGCGAGTTTCTCTTTCTTGGTTCTCTAACAGGATAGCGGTAACAGCTCTACGATGAGAATCCCTAATAGGATCCATTCCATCATAGTCAAGTACTGGTGCCCACTTCTCCTGCAGTTGTTCAGAGTTGAACATTTGCATTTGAATTTGCCTCTTTAAAAACGTTTAGTTTGATTTACTTATAATTTAAAAATCACTTTTTAGCGACTCTGCTGAGAGTTTGAAGATATGCTTCCATAATGGAACCAACTTCAGGTGTGGCGATTGTAGTCTGCTCTTGAGACGATTCTACAATCGTGTCAGCAGCTTCTCTTTGAGTACTAGTTGCTGATTCTGAGAAATATGAATTTCTTAGAGTAACTAGTTTCTCACGATAGGTCTCTTCACTATCAAACTCAACATTTTCAGCAAGGGAAGCAAGCTTCTCTTTCTGAGTGACTGCAAGTCCTTCAGCAACTTCTGCAAAAATTACATCAGCGGAGGATTCTGCTAATCTACGATTCAAACCGATGTTCTTCTCGATTTGCTCGTTGAGTTTAGACTCCATTTCATCTAGTTTATCTACCATGCTTTCGATTACATCATATTTTTCTTCAGGGATAGATACATAATGTTCTTCAAAAAGACTCTTCATTCCATTGAGGAATGATTCAGTCATTTCGGTCTTGAGACCGTGCTCGATTGCAAGTTTGTTTTCTTCCAACCATTCTTGAGCAACGTACTCAAGATACGAATCCACACGCTCGGTGAGTTCAGTCTTAACTGCAGCAACTTCTTCAATGAGTTGCTCTTGGTATTTGACCTGAATCTGCTCTTTTACTTCCTCAACCTTATTTTTGATTGCGGTTTCAAAGATCGTGCGTGCTTTGTCTTGGAATTCTTCGGAAAGATCTTCACCAGATAACAGTGCTTTAACATCTTCTTCGACGCTAAATTCTGCTTCAACGGTGTCTTCTTTAATTTCTTCCTCAGTTTCGTCGGTAGCTTCAGCAACCACTTCTTCCTCAGTAGTCTCTTCTTCAGAAACTACCTCCTCTTCTGTGGTCTCTGCTTCAGAAACGATCTCCTGATTTTCTTCGACTTCCACGGACTCTTCTTTAGTACCAGCAGACATTGCATCTGCAGGTTTAGCTCCCTTATTAACAACATTCCTTACCTGTGCAAGGCTTGGACTGGGTGTATTAAGTTTTGCTGAATCGTCGTCTGGACGATAGTTTTCGGGGGTAGGACCGCCGAGATCATCAATACTTGGTTGACCGACAGGGTTACCTGTAGTTAACTTCTGCATTGGCTCAGCAGCAGCAGCCCCTTTGGTTACTGCGTTTTCCATTTCTTGTAAATTGCTACCAACGGACATTTGAACTTTGATTAAGTATTAATCTTTATTATTTATATTATTACAGATTTGCTAAGAAATCTTGGAACAACTGTAATTTGTGTTCCTCAAGGGTTTTTTGCTCTACGAGATCATTGATTTTATTCTGAGTTGCTTCTGCAAGTTGTTCACGAAGGATTCCTCCTTCCCAAATCCACTCCTTTCCTTCCATGATTCCTGATACAAAAGCATCAGGTGCAGAAGGATCGGCAACGATATCAGCAGCAGTTGCCAACATGAAATCTTCACCTACAATTTTACAACCAGTATGATCCTCTTTAATTGAACCAACACCACGAGAAGAAACTCCAAGACATACCCCATCGCTGATTAATGCTTGAGCAATTTTGCCCATAGGTGTTTCGAGAAGTTGCGCTTTACCTATAAAATTATTTCCTTCTTGACGGAGAGATATAATTTTATGTGATACGCGATCTAAGTTGACAGTAGGACCATCAGGATGACCAAGTTCTCCTAAAGCGCGACCCTTTTGAGTAAAGTTTTCGTTATATCTTCCAACTTCACGAGCAAGAGTTTCGGTAGGATACATTCTACCGTTACGGTTTTGAATACCACCTTGAAGGAATACTCCTTCAATAAAACATTTTTTGCATTTACCAACCTTTTCGGTGATAAATTCTACCTTTGAAATTTCTTCTGTGATAAGTTTCATTGTTTTTATTATCCTGTTACTGGACTATTGTTTTCATCATGACGTTGATATGTTCCAGGAGTTACTGCACTATTGTTTTCATCATGACGTTGATATGTTCCAGGAGTTCTTGTAGTGTTATCTACATTGCGAGATTGATAGTCTGCATTAAAATTTTCATATGTAACACTTGTCCACCCTTCATTACCACCAAATTGTGTAACCGAAGTTTTTCCTGGTTGAGAACTAACCTCGTCATTATTTTCATCGTGGCGGATATATGCCATTACTCAGAATCCTCTTCTGCTTCGGGTTCAACTTCAATATCAAATATAGAAGTTCCAACTGCAGATCTTCTATTTTCAACGCCACCAGATGCTTTACTAAACAAAACATCCTTTATTTTGTCACTAATGTCTGATGCAGAAGCATCAGTAGCGATCAAATCGATAACATCTTCCATGTAATTAATTGTATAGGTATATTTTTTATTTATATCTCTGCAGATTTAGTATCTTTCTGAAAATTTGCATCAGTAACTTCACCATCAATTTCTAAATCTGCTTCCATTGGAACATCTCCAAGCAATTCATCACCACCTGGTAATGGTTCTCCAGTAATAGGATCTACTGAATTTGGATCTGGAATAATCCCATCAGCAATTTCTTTTTCAATCTGGATATCAATCTCTTTAATTTCCGTATCAGTTTGACGTAGAATTTTACGGCGAACATAATCGACAGAATAATATTTACCAATATATGGTTCAATTGATGCTAACGTTCCTAAACGCTCATTCATCAATTCACTATCTTTGAGTTCTGCAAACTGATTATCATATACAAAGTCATATTGAATATGATCTGAAATTTTTTCCCAATCTTCTGGTGTAATAATATTTTTTAATATTAACTGAGTTTTCAGCATATCGCTGAATAAGTTTGCAAATCTCTTTCTTAATCGACCAACAAACTTGGTGAACTTAAGTTCATCTCTTAAGATTTCTGAAGAACGTCCAAGATTAAACCCACCATCAGAAGCAATTCTAGATTCTGGAACACCAAGTGCTCTATAAAGTTTCTTTTGGAAATACTCAATATCAGCAAGTTCTCCTAAGTTTTGACCACCAGGAAGTGTTGTAATTTCAGTTCCTCTACCACCTTCTCTTCTAGGAAGCCAAAAATCTTCCATCATACTCATATGCTTACGATCATCACGAATTTCTCCTGTAGATGCATCATAAACTTGCTTGTTACGATAACGATTCATAACATCACGAAGATATTGTTCTGCCTTTACTTTAGGAAGATTACCAACATCAATATAAAAAATACGACGTTCTGGTGCTCTTGATAACCTGTAAATTACAAGTGAATCCTCAATCATTCTAAGTTGATTGAGTGCCTTGATTGCTTTATGAAGATACGATAAAATTGAACCTTTATTCCTATCTACAAGACCAGATGTGACATAAGTAATGGTATCTTTTGCCATTTTGACACCCTTCTGACTATTACCACCAGATACAAATCCAGTTGGATAATTTTGTTTGGGTGAAAATACATAATATTCTTCAATATCTGGATATAATACTTTACTTGTTTCTGTCGTTCTCGAAAGATCGATTCCTTGCACGCCTTTGTTTATTTTCTTTTCTTGACGAACAAATTTGATCTTTGTTGGATCAATATATCTCAATTCCTTAATACCAGATTCTGGTTTTTTAAGATCAATTACTTTATGGTAATATAACTTTCCATCAACATACCAATTTCTAAAAATTTCGTGTGATTTTTTATCAAAATCTAAAAGTTCTTTAATATATCTAAATTCATTTCTAATTAAATCTTTTAATCTATCACTTGCATTTACATTAGACAATTCAATTTCTACCGGTGAATCATATAGATCACTAACAATTGCTTCATTAACAACATCTTCAATAGCATTATCCACCTCTGGGTGAATTGCCATTTCACGATATCTTTTTAATAATTCGTTCTCATTTCTATATGCACCTTCAATATCAACATATGACCCATAAAATCCACTTGCTATAAAATTATCAACCCCATCTCCATTATTAGGGGGGACGGGGGATAACGTAGATTTTGATTTCGGCTCACTAGGCTCAATAGAAAATCCAAAGAGTTTCGTCATTTTATAATTTTACTGTGTTATTTTAATTATTTATTAGGCCAGTGATGGATACTGTGAAGAATCACTGCCGGAAGCAATAGTCCAATATAAAACTTGGAATTCAACTGTGAATTCCTCAAGGGTATCTGTAGTATCCATTGAAAGGGCAATCTCAGAAACATTCGTTGGAAAGAGACCAACAAAATTATACTTTCTGAGATTATTCCCGTTTCTATCTAACTGAGTAACATCCGCATTTGCGGTGTAATCAGATGGATTTACTTCACCAGATCCATTGGAAAGTCTACTAATACCATTCATCCACTGTTCCATTGCCGTTCTGATTTGGAAATCAGCGTCATTGAGAACAGTAACAGTCCAGGTATCAAAGGTTCTTTCACCAGCAACCTTAAGAATCCTTCCACGGAAAGGAACCTCCACAGGAGTGATATTTGATGCTGGTAAATTTGCCGCTTTTATCATAAAGGGAAATTTATCTGGAAGACCATCTTTGCTTATAGGTACATCTTCAGATGAAGGTGTATCACTATTACTCATAAATTCAAACGTGCTTCCCACTGCCTCTGGGAAATTTAAATCAACCTCAAACAGATTGGGGCGGACGCCCCCACCTGCCAATTGAGATTTGAATTGTGAAATGTTTCTAAGTGCCATTGGTTTTAATCCTCTTTAGTAATTTTATGTGTTAAAAAATAAATCAAGCGTTTCCAACCACTTCTGAGAATGATACACCAGATCTGGTAGCTACGAATGTTAGTCCGATAAAGTTAATGGATCTAGATGGTTTGATGAAGATATCAGCAACAAATTCGTTGGAATCAACTACTGCTGCAGTATTGTTGGTCTCATCGCAAATTAATCTGAAATCTTGAATACCTCGTTTTGCTTGAACGTCTCTAAGGAATGGTTCAACCGCATTTACAAATGAACTTCTTGTTAAAGAGTCATTAAATTCAAACATAACATCTCTTCCAGCACCCTTAATTGCTTGTTCCAGATAGATAAACAATCTACGAACATTAATTCTATCAAATGCTGATGATTTATTAAGAGCAGTTTTATCACCGAATAATGTAATTCCACCACCAGGTGTGAAGATTACTGGATTAATTCTTGCAGAATAAAGTCTATCTCTTTGAAGTTGAGATGGAGTATATGCAAGTTTAACCGCATTCAAGATTCCTCCTCTAGCAGTTCCTGCAGGTGAATACCATGGGAAACTTAAGGTATCATTTCTGGCACAAATTCCTGCAATATCGCCATTTAATGGAATATAACGGAAAGTATCTGAGAATCTGTCATACATGTACTTGTACCCACTATCGAGTACACCAAATGATGAAGAAGGAACTGAAGAATAGAAACTGATCAAATTGTCTGTTATATCAGCAGAACTCTTAACTGTATATCCGTTACCAGATATTGTAAGAAGTTCATTTCTACAAGGAGAAACGAACGCAACTGCATCTTTTCTAACTTCTGCAACAGCAATTACTTTACTTGCAAGTGATTGTGCATCTGCTCTTTCATAACCGCCGCCACCCATAAGGATGAAGTTGATACCAAATTCGTCATTGTTAGCAAAAAGATCGTATCCTATCGATAGATCACCAACTCCTGCTTTTAATGCTCCAGCGGCATTAATATTGGCAGTACCATCATAATTTAAACCACCACCAAGAGTTACTGTTGTATTACCAGTAGCACCAAAATCAATGTTCAGTGTATTCTGGTCCCATGCCATATCACTGGAATGGTTGAATGTTCCACTAGCAAATCCGGTAGTTACGATACCTGCAGGTGATCCACCAGCAAAGATGAATTCCGATACTTCGGAAGTATACTTTCTCCAATATGAGGTTGCACCAGCAGAATACTGTGCATCCTTTGCTTTGGATAATGAGGTATGCTTTTCAAGAATAGTTCCTGCATTACCAGTTACTTCACCAGTGTCATCAATAACAACAATATGAAGTTCATCAAATCTTGAACCTTTAGCAGATGCATATGATGATGTGGAAGGTCTTTCTGCAAGAGTGTTCCACGAAATTGAACTATTTGAAAGTGTGATTAATTGGTTATCATACCAATCTTGTTGTGTAGTTCCTGTTGCTGTTGCCCAAGCGGCACTTTGTCCCGCAGTGTGGAAACCTACTACAGTAGCATTATCAAATGCGTAAGTTCCAGATGGTTGATAGTCAACTTGTGTTACAGTTCCAGATGCTGAGACATGCTCAACAACTTTAACCGAAATTTGAGTCGCAGATGCTTCGGTAACAATACCTTTTAAATATCCATCAAGTGCTTCGGTTGTTCCCGCACCAATTTTTGTTTTGCCAACTGCAGATTGGGTAACACCCATACCAACAGCAACAGCAACACCAGTGCCAAGTGAATCAAGTCCTGTGAAACCACTTAGGATTTGATCTGCTTTTGAATCAATTATCGCAACTTTAATTCCATTTGCCCAGGAACCAGGATTTCTTGAAGCAACAGTAACACCAGAAATGATGTTTTCATCATATCCAAGATTTACATAATCTTCATAACTTTTAATCTTAGGTGCTGATCCTGAACCAGCAAATGAATTTTTGAGTGAAGCATCATCAGATCTTACAACTCTAAGTGAACCACCATACGCAAGGAACGAAGATGCCACCATCCAAGTTTCATAATGATTATCTGTTGGGTAGGGATTCCCAAAGGTGTTTAAAAGCTCCTGCTCATTGCTAACTAAAACTGGCTCATTGACTGTTCCTTTTGCAAAAGGTCCAACAATAGCGCCAATGCCTTCGGCAGTTGGATCAACCCTTCCAACGGTTAAATCAACTTCCTTAACAACAATGCCAGGAGATGCTAAATTTAATGGCATCTTTACGTTCTCCGTATCCAAATTATCTGAAATTATTTATTAAAAAGGTTATTTTCAGTGGGGAAACAGTGGGTGAACATCTACCAATCCGGATATGCCCAATGATTATTTGGATAATTATCCTTTCTATTTTTCAAAACTCTCACTTTAGTGCAGTTTTTACATTCATATGAATATGAAGATGGTCCGCTACCTTTTCTTGTTTTATAAAATCCATCAACCAAATCTTGTATTTTTTTGCATGATCTACATTTTCTTTGTTTGAATATGAGATGTTCTAATTCAAACTCTTCATCAAAGTCCATTACATATAATCCCACATATAAGAACGATCACCATACTCATCAGAATGCCAAACTTCTCCTTCACTATCAGTGAAGGTTGATTCATCAAACCCATCTGCGATAAATCCAAACGGTGCCATATCCTGCTCTATTTGATTTTTTTGTTCTTCATATAATCTTTTACGAACATCATTATCAGTCATTTCCTTAAAGTATTCTTGAGCAACTAACCAAGAAAATATGACAAGGCACATTGCAAGGTCATCATTACAACCTTCTTCTGCTTCAAAAGAATTGTGTTTTTGAGTAAATGTTGTTAATTCTGAAATAATCTCATAATCTGAAACTAATATCTTATCATCTTCTAAAAGTGTTTTTAAATTTGAACAACCTAATTTTTTAACTGCCGATGTTGTTCTTACGCCAAGTTGTGATTTTTTTCCACTAAATCCAGACCCAACAATTTGACCTGCACGTCCTCTCATAGAACACATAAGAAGATTTTCATTTTCTAAATCAAAATGTAAAATACTTGCTACCTGATCGCCAATATCATTAACTTCTACTAAGACAAACGAATTATTATATGCTCTGGTAACTTCATCGATAATGCTGGGAAACAGCATCGGTTTAATTTCATTATTTCTATATTTTGCTACAATTTTATATGGGAACTCTGTAATATCAAAAACGATAAATGCAGAATAATCGTTCCCCATCCCACGAGCAACATCGACAGTAGTAAGATAGTTATGTGCTTCCTGCGGATCTTCATAAATGTCTAAACCTGCATTTCTTTGAATTGGTTCGTCATAAACTAAATTCCGCAATTTTGCAGGACTGATAAGAGTATTGACAGATCCAAGAAATTCACATTCAAATTCAACTTTAAATTGTTGCTCTGAAGTATTGGCAATAGTTTGTTCTTTCCAAACTTGATCTCTTCCTGGAACTTCAGACCAATGGACATCGGTAGGTATGTATTCATTTTTACCCTTTTCTGAATCATGCCACATACGGTAAAAATGATTCATACCGCGTGGTGTTGAAACAATAATTACCTTGGTGCTTTGTCCAGAAGATATAGTAGGATAAACAGATGCAAAGAAGTCATCAGCAATGTGATTTGGGATGAACGCGAACTCATCAAGAAAGATGACATTATAGGATCCACCTCGGACAGCAGATGAAGATGTAGAGTTTGCCGAAATTTTGGATCCATTTTCTAACTCTAGAGAACCTTTATTCCATGATATGATACCCTGTTGCATCCACTTAGGTAAGTTTTCATAAGCAAGTTGTAATCTTTGTAATAAATCTCTCGCAGTGGATGCTTTGTTTGCCAATATAGCTAGGTTTACATTATCGTTAAAAACTGCATAATGTAACAAATATGAAACACAAGTTGTAGACTTACCCGTTTGACGAGGCATTTTACAGATATTAAATCTATTTTTATGAAAATTATTAATCAACTTTTCTTGAAAAGGATACATATCAAATGGGACAAGACCATGATCCAAAGAGACGATTTTAATATAATTTTTTGCAAAATAAACCGGATCTTCCTTACACTTCAGGAATTCTACAATTTTGTTTTCGGTCCACTCAATTTGAGTATTTACTTTTTTTAGATTAGGATTGCCAAGATAAATTTCACTCATAATAAACGATTCAGCACTTCCAGCGACGACGGGCTTTACAAATTTTCTTATCTGGCGTTTTTGAGCAATCTATATTATGCATATCTTGCTGACCTTTAGAACGACTGCAATAATTCTTACGACGACCTGCATCTTTACTACCTTTCTTAGGATTTCCAGTTACTGCAGTTTTTAATTTAGATCCTGGATTCTCACGCTTATATGCATTAACTGATTTCTGACTCATGCCATCAACACCATCTTTACGATTTGACTTCTGCCAGTCTTCTGAAAATTGACTAAAAGTTTTATTGCCTTCTTTTACACATCGATTATAGGTTTTGCCGAAGAGTTTTTGAGTTCCTGCCTTTTTATAACCTTTCCAACACTTCTTACCTTTTCCTTCTTCAAGCATCCGACTTCCGATACCATCTGATGGTTGAAGTGGTGTTGTTTTGATAATATCAAAAGAATCTATTTGGAGTGCCTTAAAGGTATCTCTCCAGTTAGAAAAATCATAATCTTCTTTTTTGGTGGAATTTCCCCAGTTAGCAGCACCCTTTTTACGACACTTGACTAAAGCACCTGAGGCATATGCAGAAGGCCAAACACTATATCTACTCTTGACCTTCTTATAACAGGCATCTTTCTCAC